CACCGTGTGCAAGTAGAAGAAGAGTCTAAGCCGTTATTGTCCCCGAAGGACTTTCAAAAGCTTAATAGCTTTGCAGCAGACGCTAGTGACGAAGGCCGCTTAGAAAAGAAAGAAGGTGGCGAAGTATCCGATGTAGATAAGTACATTAGTCTTTATAAGTCTATGGAGCAGTCCATGGACAAAGCTAAAGATGATGCTTCTAAGGAAAGAATATACAAACGATTTGCAGAGGTAGAAAACTCTTTTGACGGTAATGTTATTTCTAACGCTTTGCAGAAAATGGACGCAGAAGAAGAAGGTAGAGTAGGTAAGTTCTTTGGCGGCCTACTTAAAGCAGGTAAACAAGTATTAAATCAAAGTGGCGGCGGTGAACCTACAGGTATCCTCGGCGCACTACTAGGCGGCTCTGGCGGTGCTGAAGGCACAACTACTGTACCTCAAGGCCAAGACGAGGCGGCAAGCATTAGCGCTCTCGAAGGCCCAGACCCTATTTCTGCTGCTAACAATGCACCGATTGCAAACTTTGCAGAGGGTGGACGAATCTCTGTTTCTGAGTATGTAAAAGCTAGAGACAAGGCACTAAAAGATATAGATAACGCTGAGAGTATTGCTGCAAGAGAAAAAATATCAGAAGATTTTTCAAAAGTATCTAAAGAGTTTATGGAACAAGAAAGTTTAGGTAACTCGATAGATAGAGAGCGAGCAGAAAAAGCAAAAGCTCTTAAAAAGAAAAACATGGGCGGTTCGCTGCTTGCAGACGACAAGCCTGTAGATACTTACGACAACATCCCCGAAGGCGAGAAAGAAGCAGTAGAAGCTTCACAACTCCCTGACGAAGAGATGGAAGATGAGTACGCTGGATTCGTTCTAGGCGAAGCTCTAAGCACAGAAGACCAAGAATATTTAATGGGCGCTCTTGAAGGTGATGAGCGTCTGGGTGGTATCTTTGACAAGGTCATGGATATTGCTGGAGAATTTGCAGGTGACGGAGCCGTTAAAGGCCCGGGAACCGGCACATCAGATTCGATACCCGCAAGGTTGTCGGATGGTGAATTTGTTTTCACCAGAAAAGCAACTGACCAGCTAGGTACGGAAAAGCTTCAAACTATGATGGACGAAGCTGAACGTGCTTACGATGGCGGTTTAATGAAGAAGTACATGGGTGGAAGCATTCTAGGCGGCATGGATGAAGTAGAAGATAATGATAAAAAAGTCTACGACCAGATGCTAACCTCAAATGCTATGCCAAGTGTACGATAACGATAAGGCCACCTGTTAGCGCAGCCCCTTATTAACAACTAATAATCTAAAGGCCACCTTGTAGTATCAAGCCCTATTCAGCAGTCGCGAGCCGAGTAGCTACCTTGAAAAGACGACAAGCCCCAACGGAGTGTGAAATGACTGATTTACCTGAGACACAAGAAGAAGAAGTAGCCAACCCTTACAACATGCATAAAGATTGGCATGATGTTGAGGAGCACCAGTTTGAAGGTGCTGATGGCGCTTACTTTGAAAAGAAACCTAAGAAGGCTACCCGCAAGTCGGCCCCTTCGGATGAAGAGTCTGTTACAGATTATAAAAAGAGATACGATGACCTAAAGAAACATTACGACTCTAAGATTAGTGAGTTCAAGCAGAAAGAACAAGAACTACAAGCAGAAACTCGAATGACACAGCATGTTGAACAGGCCGTTCGTCACGAGGATAACACTGAAGCAGTTCAAGCCGAGTATGTTGAACCACAAGCAGAGGCACTAGAACCGGCACGGACATCTACACTAGACGAACGTGAAGCCAGTATTGCGCGCAGAGAAGCAGAACAAACTCTTCAAAGTGCTCACCCTGACTTTGCAACTATTCGTCAAAGTGATGAGTTCCACGGTTGGGCCAAAGCGCAGCCAGCAGCAATTCAGGACTGGGTGTATAATAATCCCAATGACGTAACACTAGCGGTCAAAGCCATCGACCTTTATAAAATGGAAACTGGTTCAGGGGTTCAATCTTCTACTGGTAAAACAGGAAGTTCACAAACCTCGACCGCTTCGGCAGCGGATATGGTTTCAACTCGAACACAAACCGTAAACACTAATGAGCCGAAGATTTGGTCACAAAGGGAAATTGCTGCGCTGTCTATGGCTGCATACGATAAATTTGAAAAAGAAATCGACGCAGCCATCATGGAAGGCAGAGTAGTTGCTTAATAACTATTGTCTTTAAATCATAAGGAAACATAATCATGGCTCAATTTTTTGAACCCGGTACAGATACCAACGCTAACTTCGCAAACTCTGTCGCAGGACAGACTAACTCTTTCTTCCTTCCAGCCATTTACTCCAAGAAGGTTCTTAACTTCTTCCGTAAGGCTTCGGTTGCTGAAGCGATTACTAATACTGATTATGCCGGTGAGATTTCTGCATTCGGTGATTCCGTAAAAGTAATTAAAGAGCCAGTAATCAGCGTTAGTTCTTATACTCGTGGCGCTGCTACTACTGCCACTAAGCTAACTGACCAAGAAGTTACTTTGGTTGTTGATACTGCTAACGCCTTTAAGTTCATCGTAGACGACATTGAAACTTCCATGTCTCACGTAAACTTTAAAGAAGTCGCTGCTTCATCTGCTGCTTACGCTCTGCGTGATGCATTTGATACCGCAGTAATTGCAGGTATGTTCTCAGGCTTGACTGCTTCTTCTCCTGACCACGTTCTAGGTGCAGATGACGACACTACTATGGCTGCTGGCGTAATTGACGAAGCTTCTAAGTCTATCAACTTGCTTCTTACTGACCCTCTGGATGTACTGGCTCGTATGGCTCGTCTTCTTGACGACCAGAACGTACCAGAAGAAGGTCGTTGGGTTGTAGCTTCACCTGACTTCTACGAGCAGTTGTCTCAGTCTAGCTCTAAGTTGTTGTCTGTTGACTTCAACGGCGGCCAAGGCTCTATCCGTAACGGTCTGGTAAGCTCTGGTAAGTTGCGTGGCTTTGCTATGTACAAGTCTAACAACATTGGCGCTACTTCTGCTGCTGACGGTAAGCTAATTGCCGGTCACATGTCAGCCGTTTGTACTGCACAGACTATCACCAGCACTGAAGTCATTCGTGACCCAGACAGCTTCGGTGACATCTGTCGTGGTCTGCACGTATTTGGTGTTAAGGTCATTCGACCTGAAGCCCTTGTAGGCGCATTCTACAGCTTATCTGCTGGTAGCTAAGTAACAGTTAGTACACATTAAGTGCGGGGGCCGTAAAAAGCCCCCAATCTTTTAACACATTTAAAGGCTAAAGAACTTATGGCAACAACCTACTTAGAACTTACAAATGAATTGCTTCGGGAGTTGAATGAGATTCCGTTGACAGCATCTGATTTTCCAACGGCTGTTGGTGTTCAAGCCCACGTTAAAGATACTGTAAACAAAGCATACTTCGACATGATTAACCAAGAACCGCAGTGGCCTTTTCTATCGGCTGGAGAAAGCGGCGAAGTTAATCCCATGTACGGTAATGTGTATGTCGAAACAGTTATTGGTCAACGCTATTACGAATTAAAAGCTTCGAGTGATTCCATCATCAACGACTACGGTTCAGTTGACTGGGATAACTTTTATCTGACTACTGTAGGTGTGAGCGGCGAAACAGCTCCCTACACAGGTACAAATTTAAGATACGTAACTAACGAACAGTGGAAGACTTTCCGAAGAGTTTCAGAGAACCTAGACCAAGCAGACACTACTACGTATGGTACTCCGAATAGTCTTATTCGTAGCCCAGACGCACGTAAGTTTGGACTCAGCCCCATCCCAGACAAAGTATATCGTGTATGGTTTTACGCATGGGACTTACCCACAAAGTTTACAAACCCTACCGACACAGTTGTTTTCCCCGAGATGTACTCAACAACTCTACTAGCTAGAGCACGTTACTACATCTGGCAGTTTAAAGACAACCCACAAGCAGCCGCATTTGCCCTAGACGACTACAAGAAAGGTATGCGCTCAATGCGCTCAAACCTTATTGAGCCTACGCCCTTCTATATGTCTGACGACAGAGTGAGGTACACTTAATATGTCGCAGTCCCAACCTTTTGGTTTCTCTTGTAAGGGTGGTTTAAACACCAACCTGAGCGAGATTGAGATGCTCCGACAGCCCGGAATTGCTACAGAGTTAAGAAACTTTGAGGTTGACCCCGATGGAGGCTATCGTAGAGTTAGTGGTTTTACAGACTATGGCGGTGACGATGCAGCCCGTCCAAATGCTAGTAACGATATTTTAGGCATTAAGGTATATGCAGACGGCGTTATTGTTTGTAGCGGAACAAACATTTACTTTAGTAATGATGGTGAAACTTGGATACAGCTTAATAAGGCTAGTGTTGCAAGCAGCGGTGACAATCTAACAGCCTTAAACGGTCGTTCAGTTGCTGCAAGAACTGCACAGGGTCAAAGCTCTATAGCCTTGTTTGAAGGCAGTAAATCCATATACGGAGAAATAATTATTTGTGATGGGGCTAACAAGCCTTTTTACTTTTACATGACCGGAGCAGGAGCACTCAGCACCCGTACATTTTTTGTAGCTGACATTACAGTAAACAGCACTGACGCTCCTTCTATTGCTACTATACATAATAACTTCTTAGTAGTTGCTGGGCAATCAGCGGCACCTAACACAGTACGCAACAGTCGCCTTTTAGAAATGGACGATTTTACAGGCACTGGCTCTAATGAGGTTTTATTAGCCGACAGAGTTGTAGGACTTAAAAGCTTTCGTGGTGACTGTATTGTTTTTTGCCGCAACAGTATTTATAAGTTTGTTAATATGGAAGATGCGACAAATGCTGCTATTGTTCCTATTACAAAAAACGTAGGTTGCGTAGATGGTAATAGTATCCAAGAAATTGGCGGTGACCTAGTGTTCCTAAGCCCTGATGGTGTTCGTACACTTGCAGGTACTTCACGAATTGGTGACGTTGAGCTGGCTTCTGTAAGTAGAAATGTCCAGCGAATAATTAGTAACATTGTTGATAACATTAACGTGCTTACAATTTCAAGCGTTGTGCTGCGCTCTAAGTCTCAGTATCGCTTGTACTACAACGACCCCTCTGTAGCCGCCCCGTTTTCAAGAGGCATTATTGGTACTTTTACAGGCCAAGGTTTTGAGTGGTCAGAAACACTAGGCATTGAAGCTATTGCAGTAGATAGTGGGTTTTTAGCTAATGGTCTTGAGGCAATAGTCCACGGCGACACAGACGGCTATATTTATAACCACGACAAGGGAATTACCTTTCGTCACGGCGGCGCAGCAGCAAACATTGATGCTTTATACGAAACACCCTATTTAGATTTTGGAGACATGGGAACACGGAAAACTTTGCAGTACGCAAAGATTTCAGTAACCCCCGACAGAGAATCAGGAGGGTTTTCAGACCCAACATTAAAAGTTCAGTACGACTTTCAAGATGTTAATGTTCAACAGCCTCCTATATATCAGCTACCCACCATACGAGCTGGCTCATCTTTTGGTGCTGCTTTTTTTAATGCGGCTTACTTTGGCTCAACGGACAATCCGCTTATACGCCAGCCAATTGAAGGAAGCTGCTACACCAGTAATTTTAAGATTGCAAGTAACGACCAAGAAGCATCTTACACAATCAACGGCATTTACATAAACTACGTTCCCGCAGGCAGGAGATAATTAGATGGCAGGCACAAGCTATACAAGACAAAGTACAATTACAGACGGTGACTTGATTACTGCTTCTATTTTTAATAACGAGTATAATCAAATTTTAAGTGCTTTTGCATATGCAACAAGCAGTACCACAGGCCACCAGCACGATGGCAGCGCTGGTCAGGGCGGTAACATTGCTAAGATTGGCGACCAAGACTTTAAAAACAAAGTTGTAATCAGCGCAGCAAACAATCGTATTGAGTTTTACTCCGAGGTAAGTAACTCGCCTGTTGAGCAGGTACGCATTCAAGACGGTTTAATTACACCTGTAACAGACAGCGATGTAGACCTCGGTACAACCTCTGTAAGATTTAAAGATGCCTTTGTTGATAGTGTAACTATAACTAACAACATTGTTGTGGGTGGAACTGTAGACGGTCGTGATGTTGCAACTGACGGCACAAAGCTCGATGGCATTGAAGCCAGTGCTACAGCAGACCAAACTAACGCAGAAATTCGTACAGCCGTTGAAGCTGCTACAGATTCAAATGTATTTACAGATGCTGACCACACAAAGCTTAATGCAATTGAAGCAAGCGCTGACGTAACTGATGCTACTAATGTTACAGCCGCTGGTGCTGTGATGGACAGTGAGGTAACAAACCTTGCACAAGTTAAGGCTTTTGACGCGTCTGATTATGCGACTGCGGCACAAGGCACTTTAGCTGCTGCGGCACTTCCAAAGTCTGGTGGTGCTATGACTGGAGCCATTACTACCAATAGTACGTTTGATGGCGTAGACATTGCTACACGAGATGGCGTTTTAAGCAGCACTACAACTACCGCTAATGCTGCTTTGCCAAAAGCCGGTGGAACCATGTCGGGTGCAATAGCAATGGGAACCTCCAAAATTACTGGAGCAGGCGACCCAACCGCTGCACAGGACGTAGCAACTAAAGCTTACGTTGACGCTAACGCTGGTGGTGGGGGTGAAACCCTTCAGCAAACTCTAGCAATCGGAAACACCGTAACTACCGACACTAAAATACAGTTCCGTGATACTGGGCTTTACATTAACTCCAGCGCTGATGGGCAGCTCGACATTGTTGCAGACACAGAGATTCAGATAGCTGCTACTACAGTAGACTTAAATGGAGTCTTAGATGTCTCAGGCAACATAGTAGTTGCAGGAACAGTTGACGGCGTGGACATCGCTACAAGAGATGGAGTTTTAAGCTCAACAACTACTACAGCGGGCGCTGCGCTTCCTAAAGCCGGTGGCGCTATGACAGGCGCTATTACTACCAATAGCACCTTTGACGGCGTAGATATTGCTACACGCGATGGCGTGTTAACCACCACTACAAATACTGCCAATGCTGCGCTTCCAAAGTCTGGTGGTGCTATGACGGGTGCAATTACTACTAACAGCACTTTCGATGGCGTAGACATTGCTACACGAGACGGTGTGTTGACTACTACTACTAACACAGCTAATGCCGCCTTACCTAAAGCTGGTGGAACGATGACTGGCGTTGCTGTTTTTGCAGCGGGCATTACAGAAGACGCTGTAACGCTTACCGGAACCTCTACAACTATTGACATCTCAGCCGCTACTAACTTCGTACACGACCTCACAGGCGCTACTACTTACACGTTTAGCAATCCAGCGTCCACAGGCAACGCCTCTAGTTTCACGCTCAAGATTATCCAAGACTCAACAGCCCGAGCAATTACTTGGCCTTCTAGTGTTGACTGGGCGGCTGGTACAGCCCCTACGCTAACAGGAACTAATAACGGTGTAGATGTGTTTGTGTTCTATACTATTGATGGTGGTACAACTTACTACGGCTTTACAGCTGGACAGGCGATGGCATAATGAGTACGGTAGCTAAAAAGTTATTGAAGGCTAAGACTGCTGCTGTTGCTGCTACGGTAGGCATTACAGGCACATCTGCTAAACTCACGACTATAGATATTTCTGACCCCACTTCAATGTCTATTTTAGATACTGACACGGCAGGTCTTGAAAACGGTGTTTTTAACGCAGCTGTAGATGGTAATCAAGTGTATACAGCAGCGCAAAACAATGATTCTGTTAATTCTTACGACTTGTCCAATTCTTCTGCTATTAGCCATTCAGATACATTAACAGACGGTACTAATCTAAACGGTGCTTATGGCATTGCTATAGATGCTGCTAGAAATTTATTATTTGTGGGCGCACATGTAAGCAGTACAGATACGTTAAACTCAATTAACATATCTAACCCAGCTAGTTTGGTTATTAGAGACTCGTTACAAGACACTACTAATTTAGATTTTCCTTACGGCATAGCCATAGATACTACTAATGAAATTGTGTATGTTACATCTGTTTCGGACGATTCTTTAACCTCAGTAGACTACTCAGACCCAGATAACTTAGCAATCCTTAGTAAGTTTACAGATGCAGACATGGACGGCGCACGAGACGTAGCTTTAGACTTGGCAAACAATCGTGCTTATGTCTGCGCTAATAGTGAAGACAGCATTACCTGTGTAAATATCAGTAACCCTTCTAGCATGAGTAAAGTAGGTTCTCTTATTGATAACACTAATATTGACCAACCCTATGCTATCAAACTAGATTTAGCAAGAAACGTAGCATTTATGACGGCTATTGGCAGTGATAATTTTATTGCTGTAGATATTAGCGACCCCACAAACATGGCAGTTTTAGATACCATTACACATTCAAGTATTGCCAACCCAAGAGGCTTTGACATAGATTTAGTAGGTGATACTGCGTTTTTGTCAAATTTAGGCTCTAACTTTATAACGGCAGTAGATATTTCAGACCCTTCTAGTTTGTCCATAGCAGGCACACTTGAAAGTGCTGCGGACATAGGTACTGGTTCTTTCTTTAAAATCTTAAAATAACAGGAAATATTATGTACGTAAAAATAATAAATGATGCTGTAGATACTTTTCCGTACAGCGTAAGACAACTAAAACAAGACAACCCAAACACATCTTTTCCTGATGCAGTATCTGGCCTAGACCTATCTGACTATGGTGTCTATGACGTAACTGTAAGCACTAAACCTTCTGCTGCTCACGATGAAAAAGCAGTAAGCAATGATGCGCCTACACTAGTAAATAGTGTATGGACTTTGGGCTGGACAGTTAGAGACTTGACCGCAGACGAAATAGCGTTAGAAGCTAAGGCAGGAAGGCGTGACCGTGATGAGTTACTTTCAGAATGCGACTGGACACAGATTCCTGACAGCCCGTTAGACGACAGCACAAAGGCTTCTTGGGCTACGTACCGCACAGCACTACGAGACGTAACTGAACAGTCTGGTTTTCCTACTGACATTACTTGGCCTACAGCGCCTTAAATGTTAGCCGAGATTGCAGCAGCTAACGCAGCTTTTAAAGTCATTAAAGCTGCTTTGAATAATGGTAAAGAACTTTACGATTGTTCGGAAGCTGCTCAGTCTTATTTTAACAACAAAAGCATTATAGCCAAAAGAGTATCTCAGAAAGGCAAGTCAGACCTTGATGCTTTTATGGCTCTTGAAAAAATCAAAGAACAAGAAGAATGGCTTAAAGATTATATGGTTTATGCTGGCCGAGCTGACATGTACAGCGACTGGCTAAACTTTCAGAGCGAGTGCAAGCGCAAACGAGAGCAGCAAGAAAAAACAAGACTTAGAAACCGACAAGAAACTTTAAAACTTATAAAACAATTTATTACTTACATGGGTCTTAGCTTAGCTCTTTTACCCGTACTCATTTACACAATAATCTTTTTTGTTAAAAGATAACCGCAGGGCTTAAACAATGACCGTAGAAGAAGGAAAAGAAGTAATAGATATTGCAGCAGCATCAACAGGCATACTGTCCTTAGCAGCTTGGCTGCCCCCTACCGCATCGTTGTTTACTATTATATGGTTAGGCATTAGAATATATGAATCAGAAACAATTCAAAAGATAGTAAACAAGGAAGACTAAATGCAGTTTTATATTCTAACCTCTGGAAATTTAAAAGCTCTCAAGCGTCACTTTGACTCTGAGTACAGCGGGTTTAAGAAAAAAGACGCAGTAGTAATTATTAATAGTTTAAATGAAGACTACATTAAAGAAGCTGTAAGTTACTGTACTAAGAAAAAGATTGAGCACCACGTTACCGAAAGCAACGGAACACCAGCAAAGGGCAAGAACTCTTTGTTAGAAGCCTTCCTAGCTTCAGATAACGACTACTGTGTAATGATAGACGGGGATGACTTTTTAACTCCTCACGGTGTTTGGATGTATAAACATCTTGCAGGACTAGAGACTCCACCAGATGCAGTATGCTTAATAAACCAAAGGTCTATAAAGAAAATAAACCATAAGCCGTATTCTGTAAAGCCTTTTACTGTAGACTATGAAAACTTATTAACTTTAGACTACTTGCACATGTTTAATGAACTGCGTGGGTTGAGCATTCCAAAGGCTACATATTATAATACGCTATACAACAACTACTATACTGAACATCGTAAGTATGGTGAAGGCGATGAAATACATTGTCGTGTTACATGGGTAAGTAGAAAGGCAGCAAGTTTTAAATTCAACGAAGAGTTGATAATCGGCGAAGATACTTTACATATGCTGCGTTTAAAACATGAAGCTTTAGAAGGACGCTTAAACTTTTACACTAATGACGAGCAGCCAGCGACCTACATATATGACCAGAGAACTCCCGGTACTGTTGAGAAGACATCTAAGTTTGGAATAGATTACGAGTGGATGAACGACTACTTAGTTGCTTTGGGGGAGATGGAAAAGAAAAACTATCTCCACGAAAACACAAGGCTTCCTGAGTTAAAAATAGACTACCCGAAAGATTACGTGTACGATGACTATGACCTTACTAGCGAATATACACACAAGGTTGATAACGAATATATAACTTTTCCTAAAAATGCTACGGACACCGCAGTAAAAAAGTGTCACAAGTTTTTAGAATCTTTAGAAAACCAACAAGCAGCATAGCGTAGGAACACATTAATGCGTAAAAAAACTCAGTCAAAAGAAATGAAAGCTTTAAGGGCTTTAAAGAAATTAAAGAACTATAGAGCTATGGCTTATGCCGGCGCAACAATAGACGAAGTCACAACTTATGGAAGCAGCCCTCGCACCGCCGCTGGTGGCAGTAGTAACTACAACACTTCTTATAATAACTCTGCTGCTAGTTATAGCGGCCCTACTAGCGGCTCTAGCGGCACTAGCTATGGCGGCGGCAGTGGGAGCAGCGTAACTACTGGAAAGGTAGAAGACACAGCGGAAGGAATTGAAGAGGAAGAAGTAGAAGTAAAAGAAACTGAAATAACCGATGCTGATTTAGTTAAAAGTGAAGATGGCTTGTATCTTGTAAGGGACACATATGTAAACGAAGAGGGTGATACTGTTGCTGCCGAATACTCTAGAAATCCAGAAGACGGTAAAACTCAAGCCCAGATAGACGCTACAGTCCGAGCACAAGATTACAAAAATAACTTAGCAGCCGCTGAAGCCGCAGATTATGCAGAACAACGGCGTTTAGAAGCCGAAGCAAACAAAATATCCCCCGAAGACGTACAAGAGGTAGTAAACACAATGGCAAATACAGGCGACAACGCAGTCCACCCCCGTGACCAAGACGGCCCCGTAGACAGCACAGGTGGCGGCACTGTGACTGACGGAAGCACTGGCGCTGTAAATACTAATACTGCCGGTGCTCCAACAGACATTGAGCAAACAAACCCTACGTATGTAGCTCCCAAAATGGAAGCAGCTTCTATACTTAAAGCTGTTCCAGAAGACGACCAGCGGGCAGACGCGTATGCTGCTGCAAATCCCCAATGGGATGAAACTCAAAGCGCAGAGGCTAAAGCGTGGTATAAAAAGGCTCGTGAGAATACTAAACTCGGAATACCTCAGCCTCAAATGCCTGCGTGGTTAATAAGCTCTGACTGGTTAAAAGGTTGGGATGAAGCAGCCCGCTTAGAAATTGACGAAAGTAAAACAGTTGCTCCAGAAGGAACAACAACGGATGTGCGGGATATTGAAAAGCTTGACGATGCTGGAACTACTTCTGCTGGTATAGTAGATGCTCCCGCAAGCGTAGGTTCTAGTTCTCAGAAAGCCCCTACTAAAGTAAAAGCGCCAACGGGCATGGAAGGCCAGACATACACCGCAGCGCAGGCGGGGTACGGCACAGATGTCACAAATGCAGTCGGCACAGTATCTGAAGACGCTCAAGCTAGACTAGATGACGCTAAGCTTACAGAAAGAGCTGAAGCTGCTGAGCGTGACCCAGCAGAAGAGAAGAAGGCTTTAGCAGATGATAAGATTGTTTTTAAACCCAGCGAAGGAGCTTACGTAAACGAAGTAACCGGCGAGGTTGCAACCGTAGAACAAGCTAAAGGCGCAGAAGCTGCCCAGCGCAGAGCCATTACAGGCGACCCTACCCCTGAAGGTGAAGCTGCTGAAATTATGAGCATGTATGAGTTTAACCAACTTGAAAAACGTGCAATCAGTAAAGACAACGCAATTAAAAACTTAAAGTCTCAAGGACTATCTGACAAGGCAATTGCTAAGCGCCTTGCCGATAACCCACAGTTAATTGCTGATGAGTTTGATGACCTTCCCGAAGACATTAAAACTACCCTGTCCGGTCTTCCGCAAGAAGCGCTTGTAAGCGTTCAGATGGAAACCTTGATGGCTGGCATGGAAGACGGTGAGATTCCTGCATGGGCTAGACCCGCACTAGCTAAAGTAGAATCTAACTTAGCTATGCGTGGTATGAGCAGCTCAAGCATCGGAAGAGACGCACTCTTTAATGCAATTATTCAAAGTGCTATTCCAATGGCTCAGAGTAATGCTCAGGCTGTTCAAAACGCTACGTCTCAGGACAAACAGATTGCAGCAGACTTCCTAGCTAAGAACGCAGGCTTTAAGCAGCAGATGGATTTGGCTAACATGTCTAACGACCAGCAAATGCGATTAGCTAACCTGAGTGCGTTGAATCAAGCATCTTCTGAAAACATGAACGCTAGGCAGCAAACAGAACTAGCTAACCTTAATAACCGCATGCAGACTAATTTGCTTCAGGGCAAGATTGCTGCTGACATGGGCATAGCTCAGTTAAATGCTGACCAGCAGCGAGCAGTACAAAACGCTTCTATGGTCGCTAACGTAGACATGACTAAGTTTAATTCAGCCCAGCAGGTTGAGTTGACCAACAGTAAGTTTATGCAGAGCATGGTAGCTACTAAGTTTACCGCTGACCAGCAAGCCGCAATGCAGAACGCTACCGCAATGGCAACTCTGGACATGGCTAACTTAGATAAGAACGCTAAGCTTGCTGCACAGAACGCACAGGCTTTCTTGCAAATGGACATGACTAACTTGAGCAACGAGCAGCAAGCCAATGTAATGAAAGCTCAGAACCAACAACAAGTCCTATTAAGTGATACCGCAGCTAAGAATGCTGCACTTCAGTTTGGCGCAGCTAACGAGCAACAGACACAACAGTTTATGGCAAGCCTTGGAGTTCAAGTAGAGCAGTATAACTCTTCTTCAAACGCAGCCCGTGAGCAGTTCAACGCTACTGCAAAAGATAGAGCAGCAGCAATAGATGCAGGCAATGAGTTACAGGCTGAATCGCTCCAAGCTCAGTTAGACACAGACGTTGCTAAGTTTAACGAACAACAAGACTTTAATCGTGACCAATGGAATGCTGCAAACGCACAGGCTGTTGAGCAGTCCAATGTT